AAGACGACGCTCAGACATTCCGTTGTTGCGCTTATTCTTCACATATTGGACGAGTGGAACATGGAAGGCTTGTACGTATACAACAAGTCGGACTTTGAAATACGGTTCTACAACGGTAGTTCAATAACGTTTGTCGGATTGGACGACGTAGGAAAGCTAAAATCGATACATGGTATCACCGGTATATGGTTTGAAGAGGCGGACGAGGGCGTACCTGCGGATATCAAACAACTGAATCTACGGTTGCGCGGCAAGTCACCAATCAAAAAACGGTTCTATATGACATTCAATCCTATATGGGTTATGCATTGGCTAAAGGCTACATTTTTCGATACGCCACAGAAAAACGTAAAACTTATTCATGCTACATATCGAGATAATCAATTCATAGACGATGAATACAAATCTGAGTTGGAATCTATAGACGATCCGTATTACGCATCAGTGTATCGTGATGGCGAATGGGGCGTCCTTGGGAATGTGGTATTTACTAACGTGGTGATAACTGATTTTGACTACACCGAGAACGACTTAGAGAATGTATGCCAAGGCTTAGACTTTGGATTTGCCCATGCTCAGGCGCTTGAAAGAATAGGATTCAAGGACGGCGACAAATACAGCTTTGATGAACTATGGGCGAAGGGTATGAAAAACGACGAGTTCATAGAAGCGGCAACCAATCATTTTGGTGACACGTTAAGCGGCAAGCTCATAACAGCCGATAGTGCGTCACCGGCATATATCAAAGAGTGGAACGAAAAGGGGTACATGGTGCAAGGCGCTATAAAGGGCAAAGATTCGCTCAAGTATGGTGTCGATTTTTTGGCGCGTTGCACGTGGTACATACACAAGACGAAGTGTCCGAATCTTGCTAAAGAGGTACAGTCATTTAAGCGTAAAGAGGACAAGTACGGGAACACGCTTGATAGTTTCGTAGAAATAAACGACGATGGGATAGCGGCCTCACGGTATGCAACCGAGTGGATATGGGGCAAGTATCACGGCCAAGTTGAAGAGAGTTTCAGCGCTGCCGATTTAGGATTATAGGAGGCGCATATGACAGACTTTGGGCAAGTGGCGCAGGGAATGTTTGAGAAAACGCCGATGAATACGAAGTTCAGTCAACCGAAGGTGCATAGTAACTTGAAAAAGTGGCACACCGACAAGACAGACTTGACGACGGATGAAATAGAGGCGTGGATACAGAAACACCAAAGCGAGATAGTTCCGGAGCTGGACGATTTATGGCACTACTACAAAGCGGAAAATACGACGATTCTCGGACGCTCGCCGACTGACCCGGCGACGCCACACAATAACACGCCGATAGGATACGGGCGGAAGATAGTCACGACGTTTACCGGGTACGCATATCGTCCGCACTACATCACGTACAAAGTAGGCGGCGCGGAAAGCTCACAGCAGTTTGTCGATGAACTACTCACGACGTTTGACTACAACGCCGAACATATCAAGACATCACGCAGCGGACGGAACACGGCTATTTTTGGTGTGGCGTATGAGTTGATGTATATCGAGGGCGTGAATACCAACAATCCGATATTCCCTACACGCGCGGAACCGAGATTTGTCAATGCCGATCCGCGCAATATCATTTTGCTATACGATTACTCACCGGAAACGGAAAAGGTAATCGGTATACGTTACTACCAGAAAAGCGCAACGAAATGGCGCGTTGAGCTGTACCTACCAAATGAGGTACGGGTATATGAGCGCGTCAAGAACGAGCAACTGGGCGGAAAGTGGCGCTACGATCAGATAGGCGATTATCCTAACTTCTACGGCGCGGTGCCGATTGTGGCGTACTACATGGGTGAGGAAATGTTAGGAGTGATTCGCCCGGTGCGGACGCTGATTGACGACTACGATTTGTTGGTGTCTGATTCAATTGTCGAGTTTGACAGGTTTGCTAATGCTTATTTGCGCCTCGTTGGTATGACGCTTGGACAAGACTCGACGGACAACAAAAAAGGCTTAAATCGCATGATTCAGGTGTTAAAAGAAAAGCGCATATTCAACCGGCTTCAAGACAAAGACGATGTGACATTTCTGACAAAGGACATCCCGTCAGAGTTTATCGCGTTTATGTCAAAGCTAATACGTGACGAGATACACAAGCAGTCACACGTACCGGACTTTACCGAGCTTGCGACAGGCGGCGATTTGTCGGGCGCGGCAATTCAGCGGTTGATGTTCGACTTCGAGAATCTTGTGTCCAGCGCTGAGGGCGACTTCGATCTTGGGCTTGAGGACAGAATCCGCATGATAGCGCACATCTATGAAATCGGCCGGCGCGGCGTACCGGGCGGGCCGGAAGACGTGACGATACAGCATAAGCGCAACGTACCACTTGATACCACGGAATACGCTCAAACGTCGGTGGCGATGAAGCAAGCCGGATTCTCACGATACTTGATAGCGAGCATTTGGCCGGACGACATCATCCCGGACGTTGACGAGGAAATAGCGCGGCAGGACGCCGAGGCGCAAGCTATGTTTGCCGACTTGGATACTATGGACATAGAGGACAATGCCGAACCTACGGAAGCTTGAGCAGCGTAGCCAAAAGGCGATACTTGCCCGCGAGCGCTACTACGAGCGCGAGGTACAACGTCAACTACGTGATGCGCTTGATACAATACGCGGGAAGATGGCGCGCATATACGACAAGTATTCCGTTGACGGCGCTCTAACAAAAGCGGAAATGACACGGTACAACCGCTTTTCCGCGATGGAAAAAGAAATGCTTGCCGTGATGAACGAGACGACGCGGAAAAATCTGCGCACTATTGATAGGCTGAAACCTGAACAGTACGGCGAGTCATTCTTTCGTTACGCATGGGCGATTGATAACGCCGTCGGTGTACGGCTGAATTACGGGCCGTTGAACCGAGACGCTATCATAGCAGTGTTAGATAACGAGTTTTACCGCATATCACGGCAGCGCTATGGAATGGACGCGCGACTACAGATACGGCAGACATTAGCGCAGGGCGTAGCACAAGGCGCATCATATCCGCAAATGAGCCGGGAATTGGGGCGCGCTATGAATATCACGGCTTCACGGGCAATGCGGATACTACGGACGGAAGGTCAGGACGCGGCGAATACGGGACAAGATGCGGCGTACATCAAGGCGCAAGAGGAAGGTATCGACGGCGCGGTCATATGGGACGCGACGTTAGACGGAAGCACACGGCCAACTCATCAAGCAATGGACGGACAAGAGCGCGGCGAGGATGGGCTATTCAACGGTCCGGGCGCTAACCGGGTACCGTATCCAGCGCATGAGAGCTTGCCAGCTTCGGAAAGAATATTTTGCCGGTGTAATATGCGTTTTCAGGTGAAAGGCTTTGAACCTGCTATCCGTCGTTCACGCGAGGATGGGCTTATACCGTATCAGAAATACAGCGATTGGAAATCAGACAGAAAAACATGGAAATAGACTACTTGCATAAAAAAATGTACGGGATTACTATTGACATAGATAAACAGGTGTATAGTAAACGCCTGTATACAATAAGCGAAGGCGCGCTATAAGCGGGCGCTTGGCAAGGAGCAAAAATGGCTGAGAAGGAAATAGTTGTTGATGAGGGGAACGCCGATAAAAACGGGGAACCGCAAGTTGACGTTGAAAAGCTGACAGCCGATATAACGAATCAGGTTAGCGAGCAATTCAAGAATAAGATTGCTGCACTTGATCGGCGTATTAACGAGTTGTCACAGGAGAAAAAGACGTTGGCTGAAAAGCTTGACGAGAAGGAACAGGAAGGAAAAACCGTTGAACAGCAAATTGCTGAGATAAAGAAGCAATATGAGCAAGATAAAAAGGCGGCTCAATTGCGGGAAAGAAATCTGCAATTAGCGGCAGAGGCGGCTAAACTTGGTGTTTCTGAGAAAGTGGCGCAAGCAATAGATAAGGAACTTCCATTTGATGATGCTATGGAAGTTTTGAAAGATTTGTCTGCGCAGAACGAACAAGCTATTAAGGCCAAGGTCAATGAAAGCATTTCTTCTCAGAGTTATAAACCGGGAGCCGAGGGCGGCGAAAGCCAGTCGAACGGCAAAGCAAACATTGAAGCGCTGAAGAAATTGGACTTTAAGACAATGGGCCAAATGAGCGACGCAGAATTAGCGGCGCTTGATGGTAGCGCTTCGTAGAGGAGTAACACATGGGCGTTGAAGCGTTTGTACCCCAACTATGGGCGAGTGCGTTTTTTCGTAGACTGCGCAAGTCGCTGGTCTACGGGAACCTCACAAACCGACAGTATGAGGGCATGATTTCAAATATGGGTGACACGGTAAATATCGTGGAACTCGGGCCGGTATCGGCGTCAAGCTATACCAAGGGCTCAACATTGACGTATTCCGATCTTGACGGCGTGGACAAGAGTCTGCTTGTCGATCAGGCAACGGAATTTCATTTCAAAATTGACGACGTTGACCGGGCACAGGCGATGCCGGGCGTGATGGAAGAGGGCATGAGTGAAGCGGCCTACGCGGTTGGCGACACGATTGACCAGTTCATTGCAGGGCTGTACACCGACGCCGGAAGCACTAATGCGAATACCGGTACATCGGGAACCGATGTTGATGTATCGAGCGGTAACGTTATCGAGCAGCTTTCCTATGTTGGAAGGTACCTCGACGAAAAGAACGTACCGTCCGAAGGGCGTATCGCAATTGTGCCTCCGTGGTTTCATCAGAAAATGCTACTTGCCGAAATCGGCGGTATCAGCGCAACGGCGGTTCCGGTTGCTGGTGCAAGCGGTTATCTTATGGGTTCCGTCGGACAGGCGATGGGATTTAACTTTTTCAAATCAAACAACGTTTCCAACGATGGCACCACATACCGCGTGATGTTTGGTATTCCGGCGGCGATCGCATATGTCGGACAGCTCACCGAATTGGAATCGTTCCGACTTCAAACCACGTTCGCTACGGCAGCGCGTGGGCTGTATGTGTATGGCGCAAAGGTTGTACGGCCTAATGCCCTCCACGTTGGCTACTACGCGGAAGCGTCGGGTTAAGGGGGTAAGATATGGCTTCTACAACTTTATCTGTATTGAGCTATACGCTCAGTGGCGCGGAAATTACCGCGAAAGACTCGGTGGGTTCCAGCGAGACGCTTACCGTATCACCGACTACGGCGCAAGGTGCGCTTGACTTTCACACTCTGTGTGTACGGGTGCAGAACACCTCCACCACGGCGAGCGTAACGCTGTCATTGGGTGTTGGGACGGAATATTCCAGTATCGGTATCGGTGCTAAGAGCATTTCGATTGCCACGGCCACAACCGTCATTCTTGGCGGTGAGGACTTCGAAGGCGCACGGTTCGAGACTTCAGGCGGTACCATTGTGTTCACGCAAACGGGGACCGGGCCGACTTCGTGGGAAGCATATCAGCGACCGTTGCCGATTGACGCCGGTTAATAGATAGGGCGGGTTTCGGCTCGCCTTACCTTTAGGGGGAATCATGGCGGTTGTAACAGCGGCGGAAGTAGTTAGTTATACCGATATCTCAGCAAGTGCCGGTACTATTACATCGTCCGGGTTGATACCTATTGTGCAAATGCGCCTTGGTGTGATGTGTAATCAGCGGTTTACCACAGACATACATCAATACGGCACCTTCACGTTCAACGCAACCGCCCGGACTATTGTCAGCAATAACGATTGGGCAACAGACGGATTTGCGGCGGGCGATGAAATCTACATCTACAACAGCTACCGGAACGACGGCTATTACGACGTTCTTAGCATAAGCGACGAAACGGTAACGCTTGCAACCGGCGAGTCAGTCATAGACGAATTGAGCGGGCGGAGCATATTGATATCAATGGTGCAATGGCCGACTGACTTAACATACATCGCCGCGCAAATGGTGGCCTTCGATTATGACGACAGGGCAGACAGAACGGGAGGCGTAACGAGCAAGACATTAGGCCCGTGGAGCGAATCGTATAGCGATGGTGGGCGGCTTACGTTTGGGTATCCGCCGACTATCCTTGAGCAATTATCAGCCTATCGATTGGTGGATATGTCATGAGTCTACGAGGCGTGTTGAACCTGCGAAATGCGGTTAGTGTAACACGAACGACGCTTACAAGTGACGGGATGGGCGGCCAAACATCGACGACGGAAACCACGATTTTGAGCCGTGCGTCGATATGGCAGCCGTCATCTACCGATAGGCGTATCAGTGACAAGATTACCGCCGTTAGTTCCCACGTTCTCGCCTTTGAAACAGGAGCGTACACGTTCAACGATAGTGATACAACCGTGACGTATGGTAGCAATACATACAACGTGATAGGCCACGCCGACGAGGTAGGCAACCGTGGAGAGTTGACAATCATCGGCCTTGAGAGGTTGACGTAATGGCTAATCTTACGGTTACGCGCAAATGGAACGGCAACGACGTGAAAGTCCGGGGCAAGAAGGCCACCGGGAAATCGGTGTGGGAAATTGGTCTGATTGTTGAATGACAGGCGCGTCTTTT